TGAAGACGCGTGGTTTTCTTATGAAAAATTATCAAAATATCGGAAAATAAAAAATCCGGAAACGCACGCAATTAATAGACCTGATTCTGAACAATTTTACTTAATATCAGTGGACGTGGGTCGTATTTCAGACCAAACCGCTGTTTGTGTTTTTAGAGTTAATGTGGTTAATGGTAAGTTTTATGCGACATTAGTCAATTTAATTGTACTAGGCCGCACACCTAAAACAAAACCATTCTCTATTCAGGCGGCAGACCTTAAACAGTTAATTTTAAAGTTCAATCCGCGCGAAGTCGTAATTGATACTAATGGATTAGGTGTTGGTCTTGCTGATGAAATGATTAAGCCGCAATATGATGAAATGGGACATATGCTACCTGCATATGGTTTTATTAATGATGATAATTATAAATTAATTCAGCCTAAGGATGCGCCACGTATTTTATACGGAATTAAAGCCAATGGACAGTTAAATTCTAACATTCATGGTAATTGCTATTCACGCTTACAAGCGGGAATGGTGCGTTTCCTTATAAAAGAACAGGAAGCTAAAAGTGCCTTATTGTCAACTAAAAAAGGACAAAAGATGAGTTTGGAACAACGTGTTATGCGACTTATGCCTCACGAAATGACAACTAAATTATTTGAAGAAATGAGCAATTTACGATTAAAGCGCACCGGCGCGAGCTTGGACATAGTACTTGAACGAATTAACTCTCGTTTTCCAAAAGATAAATATTCAAGTTTTTCTTATGGATTATGGAGAATTAAGGAACTTGAAGAAGATTACTATAAGACACAGCATCGGCGCAGAGGTGGTAAGCGTAAGTTGGTTTTCTTTACGGGAGGAAAGTAAATGAAAAGAGAAGAAGACTTTCAGACCACTTTCTCCAGTTCTTATAACAAAATGGTAGCTACGAGTGAAAACTCTTATGGTTGGAGTAACCACACTTTTCACTATCGTATGGCGACAAAGAAATATTCTCTTGAAGACGTAAAAAAGATAATAGATTCTGGCTCATTAGAAGCTCAAATACGCATGTCAAGACATTTCTTTTATCGCAGTTTATATTACCAAAGAATTTTATTACATTATTCTACTTTATTAAAATATATTGGTTTATTAATTCCTAATCCAAGTTTTGGTAAACGTCTCTCCGAACAGTTTATTCAAAAGAAGTATTTTAATGCGATAAATTTTATTGATACTGCGAAGTTGCCAGATTTATTTACCGATATTGCGTTGAAGGCATTGCGAGATGGGTGTTATTATGGGTTAGTTCTAAAAGTAACTAATGCCGCCATGTCTATCTTGAATTTACCGACGATGTATTGCAGAAGCAGATTTAAAAATACAGACGGAATTGATTTAATTGAATTCAATGTAACTTATTTCAATACAATTATTGATAAGGATGATAGGAAAAATGCACTTGCTTTATATCCTAAAAATGTAGTTAATTGGTATAGGAAATATAAAAATGGGAAAGTAACAAGTCCATGGGTATTTATTGATGCCGAAGTAGGGATTTGCATTTCTTTACTTGACAATTGTATGCCCGCTTTACTAAATATAATTCCTGCCGCGATTGAATATGACCAAGCAAGAGATATTAATAGAGATAGAGATTTAGAAGAAATAAAAAAGATTATCGTACAAAAAATTCCTCATTTACAAGATGGTGCTTTATTATTTGAACCAGATGAAGCAGAATTAATGCATGAAGGCTCTGTCAAGATGATGGCTAATGATAAGAATGTATCTGTTCTTACCACATATGCAGATGTTGATAGTGTTGTTTCAAAAACTTCTAATGAAAATTCTACTACGACAATAGATAAAGAGTTATCTAACATTTATTCTACTGCTGGAGTAAGTCCTCAGTTATTTGGTACTGAGTCTAACCTTTCATTAGAGACATCTATTAAAAATGATACGGCAATGATGATGATAATCGCGCGCAAGTTAGAAAATCTTGTCACTTTTATTATCAATAAAAAGTTCGGTAATTCAAATATTACTTTTAGATATACTATTCTTCCTATAACTCATTATAATGAATCAGATTATATTGATACAACCTTAAAAATGGCTAATTCGGGTTACAGTTTTATTCTTCCTGCGTTAGCCTTAGGGCTATCACAGAAGGAGCTTGGGAATATTAAAGATTTAGAAAATGATGTCCTGGATTTAAAGAAAAAACTGATTCCGTTAAGTACTTCTTATACAGAGTCAGGAAAATCTCCTGGACGTCCCGAAAAGCCATTAGAACAAAAAAGTGCAAAAACAATTGCTAATGAAGAATCATTAGATAGCGGAGGTTCTGGAACCAATGGATAAACAAAACTTATGTAAGTTTTCTCTTTCTGTCTATGGCGAGGTTACCGCTTTTAATGAAGTGTTATCTAAGGCAAGATGCCGCATTTTCTATAAATATGGTAACAGAAATGGTACTTATATTACAGATGAGTTTGCTGAAAAATTAATCGCGACTTTACCATATGTACCTGTAAAAGGTATATATGATGCAATGGAAGATGACTATACTGACCATGGCCATGAGCGTTATGAGGGTAGAATTTATGGTATTGTACCAGAAAATCCTAATTTTGCTTGGGAAACTCATTTAGACGAAGATGGGGTGGAAAGAGAATATGCTTGTACAGATGTGTATCTGTTTACAGGCATCTATAAAAAAGAGGCTTTAGATATAATTTCAAAGGCTCAATCTATGGAGTTGTTCGCTGATTCTATTAAAGGGGATTGGAAGTTTATAGATGGCAAACGTTATTTTGTATTTACAGATGGTTGTTTCCTTGGACTTCAAGCATTAGGTGAAAAGTATGAGCCTTGCTTTGAAGGCGCGGCCTTCTACACATTAATGTCATCTATTGATAATATAATGTCACAGATTGAACAATTTGAATTAAATTCTAAAGAAGATAAAGGAGGACAAACTATGGAGTTTAAACTCTCTGATAATCAGAAGTATAATATGATTTGGACTCTTTTAAATCCTAGGTTCAATGAAGAAAATGATTATGTCATGGACTATGCAGTTTGTGATGTGTATGATTCATACGCCGTTGTTTTTAAATTTGAATCTAATGCTTATGAAAGAGCTTATTATACAAAGAATGATGAAACAGATTCTCTCAGTATTGACAAGATGGAAGCTTGTTATATCGTAGATGTAAATGAAGATGAAAAGCATGCGCTGGAAGTTCTTCACGCTATGAATAACAATACTTATGAGAAAATCGACGAAGTTGTAAACGGTCTGCAAGAGAAAGTAGATAGCTTTAACTCCAAAAATGAAGAGAATGAAGCTGCAATTGCGACTTTACAACAGGATAAAGAAAGACTTGAGACTGAATTAGAAGAAGTAAATGGAAATTATACAACTGCTTTAGAAACAATTGAAACACTTAATTCTGAAAAGAATGAGTTGGTAGAATTTAAAGCAGCAACAGAACTGAAAGAAAAAGAAGCTGTTGTTGACAAATATGTTGCGCTTCTTGATGAAGAACAAATCAATAATTTCAGAGAAAGGATTGATGAGTTTACTAAAGAAGAGCTGGATAAGGAACTTGCTTTTGTACTGGTTCAATCTAAGTCAACTATTTTTACTCAGGATGATAGCGGTTTTGTTCCAAAAGATGAGCCTACACTCACTGGAATTAATGCTATTTTAGAGAAACAAAAAAATAAGAAAAAATAATAAACGGAGGATTTATTATGGCTTTAACAAGATTTGTAATTGACGGTTATGGTCAATTAGAATTAAATAATGTAGCCTTCCGTAGAGATGGTAGGGTTGAAGCTCAGTGTGCACTTGATGCAACTGATTTTGCTTCTGTTCCGGCCGAAAATGGAATGTTACTGGCTGTAGATAGAATTAACAGAACGGTTAAGTTTTTTGATAGTTCTGATGATACCTATCCAATTGCTCTGAATTATACTACTGAGCATATGTATGATGAAAGAGCTAATGCACTGAAAGATTTCAAGTTAGAACTTGGTGAGTTCTATCCAAGACTTGGGTATTTGTCAGTTGGTGATTTATTCACTACAAATTGTATTAGTTATGATAAGGGTTCTAGTTCTGGTCAATTTGCTGATGACGATGCAGTAAAAACAGCTCTTGGTGCAATTGGTACTACTCCACTTTATGGCGGAGCTTGTGCTAATGGAACAATCACTCTTGGTACTTCAGCTCCTGTAAAGGGTCCAGTACTGAAGGTTGTTGAAAAGACTACTATGCCTGATGGAACTCTTGGTGTAAAATTCCAGGTATTAACTGCGTAATTAAGGGGGTAATGAATAATGACTATTAAAGAAATGAAAGAATTAGCCCTTTGCGCGGCTAAGAATGAGGCTCCGGCTAACTATTCAATGGAGAACGTTAATGACGCTCTTGTTGAAGGCCTGAGAGAAATGGCTGGTTCTGTTAATCAGTTCATGAAGAATAGATATGACATTTATGAAATTATTATTGAAGCTGCTGATGAAGTAGTTCCGAATAAGGTTATTGATGCTGTTGGTATTTTTGCTGAGGTTAGACAGGTTGGTCAAGGACAGAAGGCTCTGTTTAGACAAAGACTTGGTAAGACGAGAGCAAGAAAATTCCTCACACAAGTTGGTCTGTCTGGTGTATACGAGACATTTAGACTTGATAATAGTACTTTTGAAGTTGGTGCATATGCAATCGGTGGAGCTTGCACAATTGACTTTGAAAGAATGTTAGATGGTGCTGAGGATATGGCTGAGCTGGTTGGTCTGCTTACTGAAGCTCAGACTGATGCTGTTTATCAGCAAGTTCAGAAGGCTCTGCGCG